TGCTAGTAACGGTGTTGGTGAAACCATAATTAATAATTCACTGAAGGTTACTGAGAATGTAAATCTTGCAAACTCAGGAACAAACATTACTATTAAAGATAATACAGCAAACTCTCTTGTTATCAAAGAGGGTGCTAATACTTACATTACCTTTCAGACGACTGATTCATCTGAAAGAGTTATTGTTTATAAAGATCTTTATGTTGTAGGCAACCTTGATATCTCTGGTACATCAACAGTCATTGATACAACTACTTTAACAGTAGAAGATAAGAATATTGAACTTGGAACTAGCGGATCACCTTCCGATGCCGCAGCAGATGGTGGCGGAATTACATTGAAGGGAGATACTGATAAGACTATTACTTATAATAATACCAGTGGATTCTGGGAAACTAATATTGGTTTGAAAGTTACTGGTAATATAGAATCCACTGGTGAAGTTACAGTTGGCGATGACTCAACTAATACTTACACAAAACTCTATGATGGCACAGGCGGTGTACGCATTTTCCGAGCTGCTAGTAATAGTGAAGGATTGGGACTTTACGATCCTTCTGGCGCAAAAATTTCGTTGGCGATGGACGGCAGCGGCACGTTTGCTGGTACTCTTACATCCAATGGCATAACTCAATACACTCTGCCAACAATTGGAAATGGTGGACAACTTGGATATGATGATGGCACGAAGAGTTTAAGATTATATGCAAACTCTTCTACTAATGCAGACGCTAAAATACAATTTCACTTTAATCAAAGTGGAACTGCCAGTATGACTTTTGACCAGGGTGGCGCTATGGAGTTTCCTGGTCAAACAGATACTGCTGCTACTGGTGCCACTACATCTGGCACGGGACTTGCCCATTACGAAGAAGGAACTTGGACTCCAGACTTCTTGGGATTATCATCTGCCTTTACTAGTTATTCTAATAAAAAAGGAACGTATGTAAGAATTGGTAGTATGTGTCACATTCACGGATTTATTCAGTTAAATGGCACTCCAGCATTTACTGCCCCTAATGATCTACTGAGGTTAGGTCCACTACCATTTAATTATAGTAATCAAAACGGTGGGTATCTTGTTACTGTTGGTGGTGTGGCGTGTCAAAATTTCAATTTCCATGATAATGATTATAGCAATACTGGTCAAGTATCTTGTGGTATTAGTAATGATTCTGGTACGAGTTATGTTGTATTCCAAGTATGTGGAAATAATAATGTTAGAGGAGTAGTACAAAATTCTGCCATTGGTTCAACCAATTGTATTATAGAATTTGAGTTGTCATACAGAGTCTGATTGACAGACTAAATAAATTGTAGTATAATAACAACTGAAACTGAGGAACCACATGGAAGCAGCAACACTGCGTGAAAATTTCACACAACAATTCAATAGTGCCATCGAAGAGATCAAAAATCTCCAAGCACAAGTCGAAGCAAAGAAAGAACATGCTTTAAAACTCAAAGGTGCTCTTGAAGCAATCGATCTGATGGAACCACCCGAGGAAACTGTAGAACCAGAAGTAGTAACTCCAGAAGTAGACTAATATAAATACTGACCTTCCTTATAAATAACAAGGAAGGTCTTTTTTTGTATATGTCCGCAATTACACTTAACTTAGTGATAGAACAGGGGACTGATTTTTCAGCAACCTTTACTATCAAGAATTCGGATGGCGCACCAGTTAATCTTATAGGTTTTACTGCTGCTGCTAAACTGAAGACTAGTTATTACACAACCAGTACTGCAACAGATTTTGCAGTCACTTTTGTAAATAGAAGTAGTGGTATAATTAGAATTGATTTATCGGATACTGTTACAACTACATTGAAGCCAAGAAGATATGTTTATGATATTGTTCTGACATCAGCGTCTGGAAATAAAACAAGATTTATTGAAGGAATTGCAACAGTAACACCAGGAGTGACAGTATAGTGCCGAATTACGAAATTAATACCACAAATTTTACTGTAACTCAGGCGGCGACCGATCCTTACAGTATCGGTCTAAATTACGAAGCGCCAGTAAAAGGTGTTCAATACCAGAATTTAATTCTGGATGATCTTGCTTCGCAATTTGATGGTGCTCAGACAGTGTTTAATTTGAGTACTTCTGGCACATCGTATGAACCATTGAATGATCAGCAATTGATTATTTCAGTGGATAGTACTATTCTTCAACCTGGAGTTGGATATACTGTATCTGGAAATCAGATCACATTTGCAACACCACCCGCTAGCACTAGTGTGCCGTTTTTCGGCATTGCTCTTGCTAATACTGCTGATCTGACAAGAACAATTAATTATGTCGTAGACAATGGTTCACGACCAATGACTACAGGTAACAAAGGTTATTTATCAATTGATGTTACTGGTGTTATTGAATCTTGGATTTTAATTTCTGATGCAGATGGGACATTGGATGTGGATTTGAGAAAATCTACATTTGATGACTATCCTAATGTGGTATCAATTTGTGGTGGTAATACTCCACAATTTGCCGCCACTAACAAAAATAGTGACGACACTTTGACTGGGTGGACCACTACTTTAAATGCAGGAGACATTATTCAATTTGAAGTTATAAATACTACAGTATCAATTAGTAATTTTGCTATCGCTTTGAAAGTAAAATTATAAATATAAACAGATAAATTAACATCAACCGAGAGGAACATTTTAAATGGCACTTTTAGTACCAAATATTGGTGAGTTAGAATCACTCAGATATCTGCTTAACGCTACTCACGAAATCCCTAGAAATTTAGTTCTAAAACTTTTCACGTCAAATACAGATCCTGCTGAAGGTGATGTACCATCATTTACTGCTTATTATGAGCCCTATGCTGATGGTAATACAAATGGATATGGCACAGCAGGGAACACAGGATATCCACTAGTAAACAACAATCGCTCTGATCAAGATTATTCTGCTTGTTACGGAATTCTTTTGAATGGTAATCGCTGGGCAATCGCAACTGCTGGTGATCCTATTGCTTCCGGTACTGGTACTGGAACTTCTGGAGAATACACGATTTCAGTTGCTTCCGTAACTGGCACAATCAGTGTAGGTAACCTTGTCGCTGGTACTGGTATTGGTGCTGGAGCAAAAGTCTCTAGAGTAGACGGTTCAACAATTGTTCTTACAGTTGCTAACAGCACTACGGTTTCTGGAACAATTAACTTCAGTGGTGGAGTAACAACTGCCACATACCCAGAAGAAACATTCACATTCACTTCTGCTGCCGGTAATGTTTATGGATATTACTTGGCTCGTGCTAACAACATGCCTGTCACCATCCATGGTGTAACTGATGCTGCCGCAGCTGCTGCTGGTACAGTTCTCACTAAGGGTGATAATACAGATCCTTCTATCGGTGTTATCGGTAATACCTTCATCACTCTTCCAAACGTTGCTAACGTTATGGACGATATTACTGTTGGTATGGTTGTTGGTGGTAACAATGCTGTTCCTTCATCAACTGAAATTATTGGTATCGACATTCTGAATAGAATTATTTACATCAATAATGCTCTGACTGATAACATTCAGGTTGCTACTGATTCCTCAATCACTCTATCATACAGCAAAGTTAACGCTACTGCTCATTCTTTAGTTGCAGGTGATGTTATCTATATTGCTCAAGGATCTACTAATTCTGGTACTACTACCGGAACATATACAATTCATACTGTATATGATGCTAACAGCTTTAGTACAACTCCTGCTCTTGATGGAACTGGAGACCTAACTCTTCACAGCAGCATCATGTTTGCTGAAAGATTTACAAATGGTCCATACCCCATTCAGAACAACGGTGACCAAATCAAGATCACATTGAACGTCAGCCTCGACTGATATATAGTATACAACTTTTTATTATGTATTTTTGTGGGGGGATTATGTCCCCCCTTTTAATGGCAAAAAACATTAATGAATACATTTCGCTACGATTCAACATCAATTGAATATTTTGATAGTACGGATTTAGGAAGCATCAATGATGCTCCAACATCCTCGATTGATCGTGGCACAAACTTTTTTGATCTCATTATTGAAGATGGCACAGAAGGTGTTATAAACAATGAGTTCATCCTCGAAACTGGAAGTGACTTTATTGTCAATGATGTATTAGCATCTGAAGAATATAATTTGATTGTATTCACTGAAACTACATATCCATATGGAAGTATAAATCTGGGTGGTGTAGAAGAAGAATCTGCTTCTGTAGTCTTTATTGCTAAGCCAAATACAATTGTCCTTAGAGAGAAGGCAATTGTTATTAGAAAGCAAGCTTGGACTGGTTCCGGGACATTATTTGAAATTGCTAATGGTCTAGAAAGAATTGTTGCTCCTTATATTGGAGGTTCTGGATCCTTACGTGTATCTGGTTCTGCTGATGTTAGCAGTACTTTTGAATTCACAAACGAATCAATTAAGACCTATGGTAGTGATGCTGACTATGGACAAGTCACCACTGCCGTAGGTTCTTCTATTGCATATGGTCAGATAGACAATATTGTCGATGAAGGAGAATTCGACAATGGTGATATATTAACCGGACAAGGAACACCTTTCGGTCCTCTAAAAATTAGAGGAGTTGAAGTTACAAGTAATAGGTTTAGTTCATATACTGGTTCTGGATCATTCTCACTCATCTCAACAGGCAGTGAGCAATTTGATCAACCATCCGTTCAAATTTATGTTGTCGGATTGGATCAGGCAACAGGACAATTTGTCAGAAAAGATGTTATTGGTTTAACCATTAGTGGAGGCGATGGAGACTCATTTACTCGCACCACATATTATGGAAGTGGATCATTATTTGATCTTTCCGGTGGATTGGAAAGTAAAGTTTATGATTATAATCCAGGTTCTGTAGTAGAATATTCAATTGGGACAGATAATGGATCTGTCAATTTACCGACAAATTCTAGTAATATTGACTACGGTCAAACTTCAGAGCAAGCAACAGCAGGAGAATTTGATAACGGTCAAGTATTAATTGATCAGACCACATATCCTCTTACAGGTCTATTCAAGATTACCGGAGGTGATAGTGCTCATGCTAGAACTTACGGAGAAGTTGGTTCTGGGCGCATTAAGACCTATAAAGGTCAGGCAGTAGTAAATGCCGGTCAATCAAGTGACTTTGCCTTCCTGCCGCACTGGAGAGGGCGTGGTGGTGCTAGAATATTTAACTCGACTATTCCTGATGCATTCAGTAGACCTTATAGTGGTTCTGGATCGCTATTTGAAATCGGACAAAAAGATGAAAGGGCAATATTCGCGTATGATACTCAGACAGTAGGATCGGAATATCAGTCTCTTCAATTAGAAGATTATCAAACAATTAATCAATCTGCTGGAACTACAGAAAATTACGGACCAATTCTCAGTCCTGCAGATGCTGGCGAACTAAGTTACGGCGGATTTAATACTAATTTTGCTAGGTTCGGAGCAATTAAAGTTAATGGTTCTGCTACGGTAAGACAAGCAGATGATTATACTGCATCTTATGAAAATTCATATGCTTTTGTAAACATCGGTCCTGATGTAGATGTAACAAGTGATTTCGCTTCTTCATCTTCTTATCAGTATAAAAATGGGGGGATGGGATTTGGATCTACTGGTGGATTCAATATTGGACCCCATTACAAAGTTGATGGCAGAAGCAATGGCATAGCCCAGGCATTATGGGCATTTGATCTCACTAATGTAACTCATATAACTGTTAGTGGTATCAGAGGTAATGATAGTAACGGTGGAAATGAAAACAATATAAGTCCAGATAGTTTAGATTATTACTTTACTAAGACAGGATTAACTCAAGTAACTGATGTAGTATTCCCTGGCGAACAAAATTTTGTTGGTCTGGAAGTAGCAACTGATGGTGTTAGCGAAAGAAGTATCCCAGTTCCAAGTGAATTCAGAGTTTCTGGTGTTATATTCAGTCTCAGATTATATTTCTCGCAAGATGAATATGGCATAAAACAAGTAGCATTAAGAAATGCTGATACAAATTCAGGATTTGTTACAGTTCTTCCAGATGAGTTAGTATCTAATTATAGTGCAAGTCTCACTCATGTTGCAGTTGAAAACTCTGGCACTGGATCAGGATCTACTGGCGGATTTAATTCAGGCACAGGAACTAAGTATTTTAGATTCGGCACTTCTAATGTTAATGAGTACAGAGAATTAACTTGGGTAGCTGATGCTTCAGAACTATCTGAATTTATATTTGATCTTATTGCTGGCAATAATAGTAATGGAGGAAATAGTCCAGAAAGTGCAGACGATCTCGTCTTCTATTGGAGAGATGGAAATACTTTCCGTCCTATTGAAGTACTCACAGATTCCAATGAACCTGATGATTGGAAGAAAGTATTTTCTACTATACCACCAGAAGCTAGAAATGCCGGACAAGAGTTTAAGTTACGTCAATTTGGATCTGGAACATTTGATAATGTTGGCATAAGATCTATTCAATTTGTTCCTACACTGAATACAGCTAATGTAAATATTGTAACTCCTAATCTTAAAACTGATACTGTTTTCGTTCGCGGTAGTGCTACGGTTCAGTTTGCAGAACCATCTCCACAAGTTTATGTTTATGGTCATCGCCCACAGGAAGCAAGTCAAGGTGAATTTATTAAGTTTGGTGCTGGAATGTCTTCCATCATCTCAGTCAAAGGAACTTATTTTGGTGGTGGCACTCTATTCAATGTTGGTCAAAATGATGAGAGAGCAGTATTTGATTATAATGATAGTTCTATTGAGATAGTACAAGATCCTACTGATAATGGATCACTATCTTCCGCTGGATCTACATCTGATTATGGTCAAGTTACTCAACCTTCTGTCGGAGAAACAAGTTATGGTCAGGTATTAGTACCATATACCATACAACCATTTGGAAGACTATTTGAAGTTACTGGTGGTGACATTGCTCACTCCACTCCAAAAGCATATCTCGGTGCTACTGCTGAGATTAGAATTACCGGTGGATATAGTAATCTTCAGTTCACTTCTCAGGCTGGTGAATCAACTGTTCTCTTTAATACTTCTGGTGAAGATGCTAATAGTTTCAGTAGACCTTTCATTGGTTCTGGATCACTCTTTAATATTGGTGATCGAATTGAAAGAACTACTTATTCATATAATATCTCATCGATTACAGAATCCTTCACATTTACGGATGCTGAAAGTATCACAACTTCTGCATCTTCAGTAGTTGATTACGGTTCTGTAAATCAATCTTATGATGCTGCGAACTCAATTGATAACGGCATTGTAATAACTGATCCCGATGATAATAATCCTTTAGGTAGACTTTTCTCTATTACAGGTTCTTCAACTGAGAAATTCTTCCCTAAATTTATTTGGAATAGAAATAGTCCTGCTATTAGGATCTTCAACGATCAGCAAGATCCCGCAGACTTCAGATTTGTTCCTCATTGGAGATCTCGTCATCTTCTCGGCACTCCGAAGATCAGCAATGGTCCAGACGGAGAGTTCAATACTTATGCTCAGTCCAGACCATTCATTGCATCTGGTTCACTGTTCAGTCATGGAGTTAAAACTGAAAGAGCAACGGTTGATTATAATTCAGCATCTATTGTTGAGTTCTCTCCAGGTGGAGATTATGGTTCTGTTACTAATGCATCAGGAACATCAATTGATTACGGTGCGATTAATGCAATTGTAACAGGCGGTGAAGTTGATGCTGGTCAGTTAGTAATTACTGAAACTGAATATCCTCTTACTGGATTATTTGAATTCCAAGGTATTGCTGAATCTCAATTCATTCGTGGACCTTATAATGCCAGACAAGGAATTATTAGGATCTTCAACGAACAGCAAGATCCTGCCGACTTTAGGTTCTCTCCACATTGGAGAGCTCGTCCTTACGAACAAGGAAAACTCAGTGGTAATGGAGATACATTCAGATCAAAATCATATGTTGGTGTTGGTTCACTCTTCAATCATGGCACTAAGATTGAGAGAGCGACGGTTGTCTATAGTCAATCATCAATTGCAGAGTTCATTTATGGTGGAGATTATGGTTCTGTTACTAATGCATCAGGAACATCAATTGATTACGGTGCAATCGACGGAATTGTAACTGAAGGTGAAGTTGATGCTGGTCAGTTAGTAATTACTGAAACTGAATACCCCCTCACTGGATTATTTGAATTCCAGGGTATTGCTGAATCTCAGTTCATTCGCGGACCTTACAGTGGTAAAGGTAATATTAATATTTCCGGTGAACTTATTGAAAAAGTTTCATCGAATGATATTGCACTTGGAACAATTTCGTTTACTGGTGATGCTGAGACACCAAGGTCTAGAGACTTTGTTGGTTCTGGTTCACTGTTCCACATTGGAGATAGAATTGAGAAGGCAGTATTCTCATATAATAATTCTTCGATAACAACTGTTGAAACTTCTGAAGATTATCAATCTATCACATCAAGTGCAACCTCGAATATTGACTACGGTGCAGTTGATGGAATTGTAAC